TGCTGAACATAAAGCATTGCAAAAATTTTATGACAGTATTATTGATTCAATTGATAATTTGGTTGAGGCATATCAGGGTCAATTTGGTCTTATTGAAGTCAAAAAACTTGAGGCTGATTTAGAAAGACCTATTTTGTATTGGCTTAATGAAGATGTAAAATGGATACAAGAAAATTGTGATGCAATTACTGGGGAAGTTCAAGCCCTAGAAAATATCCTACAAGAAATTGAAGCTATATATTTAAGCACTATTTACAAGCTAGAAAACCTTTCGTAAGGACTATAAATGTCAGCAGTCTACACAGTTAACCGAGATGGCATCATTAGTGCCGCATTACGTACATTAGGCGTAATTGGTGCAGGTGACCAACCTACTCCAGTTGACTATCAGAACTGTTCTGAAGCTCTTAACATTTATATTAAGCAATTACAGACTAAGGGTTTACCCTTATGGAAGTTAGACACTGTATTAGTGCCTATGGTTGTAGGACAAAAGATTTACACTATCGGCCCAACAATCACTTCTGATGTAGTTACCGACAAGCCATTACGTGTTGTGATGGCATTTATCCGTAATCCACAAGGTAACGATACAGTCCTGCAAGTTATCTCGCGTCAGCAATATATGCAATTGGGAGTTAAAACCTCACAAGGTGTCCCTAATCAATGCTACTATGACCCTAAGATTACTGATGGAGACTTGTATGTTTATAACGTCCCTAATGCAACTGGTTACACGATTCACCTTCAAGTGCAAATGCCTCTTGCAGATGTGTCAAACCCAACTTCTACACCTCAGTTTCCTAGCGAATGGTTTAATTGCTTAAAGTTTGGATTAGCAGATAACCTGTCTATGGAATATGGTGCATCTGCACAAATGAGAGCAGAACTAGCACAAAAAGCAGCTAGACTAGAAGAAGAGATGACTGATTGGAGTCAGGAAGAGGCATCTACCTCATTTATGCCTGAGTTCCGTTTTAGACAAGGCTACTAATGCCATTAGTTCGTGTACCACTAGGTCATAACATTGGCTCCCGAAATGGGACACTAGACAAAGACTCAAAACTTGGTAATGCAATTATCGAAGTTGAAAAGAGTGAGTCTCTTTCTATTGTTAAACGCCCAGGTATGGTGGAATACCAATCCGTAGGTGCGGGTGCAGGTCTTGGTATTTTTGCCGTTGGAACTCATTTTTTTAGCATTGTAGGCACTACCTTTTATGACAATGGCGTATCCAAAGGAACCGTAGATGGAACCGATGAATATGATTGGATTGCATCAATTGACCAAACCGTTGTTTTTCTTAAAAATGAGGTTAAGGCTTATGTATATACAATTGCCACAGGAACGCTCCTAGACCTCACAGGAACAATTACCACTCAATCTGGTACTACGGTATCAGGTAGCCCTACAGTAACGCTCTCAGCAGCAAATCCAGCCATTCAAGTAGGTCAGAATATATCAGGTACAGGTATAGTTGCTGGAACATACGTATTAAATATTTTTGGAACAACTTTAACTTTAAGTCAAAATGCCTCTGCCAACGGTACTGTTACTCTTACCTTTACTACCTCTTATCCTGGTGCTACTGTTTCAGGTGCGGTCTTCGTGGACGGATACTACGTTGTTGGAACCCCCGAAGGACTCCTCTACAACTCAAACGTACAAGACCCTACCACTTGGCAAGCAATCAACTACATTGGAGTAGTATCTGACGCGGATAAGCTAATAGCGATTGGTCGTACCATTAACTACATTGTAGCTATGGGTTCAGAGACTACTGAATTCTTCTATGATGCAGGTACTTCTCCAGGTAGCCCATTCCTGCCTTATCAGAACTCTGTATTGCAATTTGGAGCAGCAGGTGAGGATACCCTAGTCCAAATGGATAACACGCTTGTATGGGTCTCTACGAACCGTCAGAAGGGCTTTCAAGTAATGGCATTGGCGGGGCAAACACCTCAAATCATATCTAACCAATACATTGAAAGAATTATTAATAACGCAGACCCTGACTTAATGTATGCGTTTAGTATTAAGACTGCAGGACATTCTTTATACGTATTAACCCTTAGAGACACAGGGTATACCCTAGTATATGACATGGCTCAAAAAGGTTGGACATATTGGACATCTACTGAAAACAACGTAGAAGGCTACTTTAAATTAATCCATTACACCAAGTTTCAGAATTACAACCTATTGCAACATGAAACTAATGGTAAATCTTATATTCTGAGTCAGAATTACTACAATGACTATGGAAACCCTATTACCGTATTGTGTCGTACCCCATTAGTAGACTTTGGTAATAATGACCGTAAATTCTTTTCCGGTGCTCAAGTAGTGGGAGACAAGATAGATTCCTATGCCCTATTACGTTACACAAACGACGATTATCAGAATTATTCAAATTGGGTAACTATTAACCTTAATACCCAAAAATCACAGGCTAACAGGCTAGGTCAAGGGCGTAGACGCTCGTTTGACTTATTACACGCAGATAATGTACCCTTGAGACTTCAATATTTAGAAATAGATTTTGAGCAGGGAGAGTCATAAATGACTACTTCTGAAGTAAAATCGGGGAGAATAGATAGTGAATATAGTCAGGCTACAAGAAGATAGATTTGATGAATTTTTTAATCTTGTCATTAAAATGGTTGAAGAAGCTGAATTTAAAGATGCAACTCCAAGTAGTGACAAACTTAAAAAGTTATTTAAAGTGCCTAATGCAATTGCGTTTGGTGCAATAAAAGATGAAAGACTAATTGGTTTTATTGCTGGAATTAAACATGAATATTTTTTCAGCACAAAACAACGAATTAGCGATTTAGGATTTTATGTGTTACCTGAACATCGCGGATGTTCGGCAGCAGTAAAGCTGATAAGGAAGCTAGAAGGTTGGGCTAATGATATGGGCGTAAGCGACATATGTATTGGTCAGACAACCAAAGTTAATATTGATAAAACACAACAATTTTATGAACGCCTAGGCTATCAAACTGTTGGGTTTAATACAGTAAAACATTTAAAGGAATAATTATGTGCGGTGGCGTGGTTGAAGATATTGTAAGTACGGTTGATGATGCCTTAGTTGGCCTTGATAAAACCGTTGGAGAAGCTGTCCCAGGTGGATGGACTACTGTAGGAGCCGCAGCATTAGCCGCAGCCACTATGGGTGGTTCTTTAGCCGCATCAGGTGCATTAGAAGCAGGAGCCGTTGCTACTGCAGATGCTACTGCCGCAGGATTGGGATACTCTTCTGCAGCCGAAGCCATTGCCGCAGGTGCTACTACTGCAGCTGAACTTGGACTTCCTGCCGCTACTACTGCAGCAGATTTAGCCGCCGTATCAGGTAGTGCTTCTGCAGGATTTGGTGGACTAGGAATTGAAGCAGGAGTTGCAGGTGGAGTTCCTGCAGGTGGTGCAGTTTCTGATTTAGGAACATTGGCGAGTAATGTAGGAACTACCGCATCTAATGTAGCAGGCGGTACAAACGCAGCAATCTCTACTACTGACATGATTGCACAAGATGCTCTAGCTTTGAAATCTCAAGGTTTAGGGGCAGAACAGATTGCTCAAACATTGTCTCAATCATATGGTATTGACCAATACGCAGCATCAAACGTTGCAGGTATGGCTACAGGTGGCTCTAATGCTGCACAAATTGCAGGAGTCCTTGCTAGTGATTATGGTACACAAATGGCAGGAGTTGCAGGTTCAACATCCTCTCTTCCTTCAGTTGCCAATCTTGTTAAGTATGCTACAACAGGTTCACAACTTATTGGTGGTTTGGGAAGAATGTTTGGCGGTGCTCAAGCATTACAACAAGGTCGTCAAGTACAACCTGGACAAGCAGACCCATTCTCAGCATATCGTCCACAGTATGCAGCACAGTTACAAAATTTAATGAATAACCCTAATTCGGTTACTCAAACTCCAGCTTATCAGTTTAACTTGTCACAAGGCTTACAAGGGTTACAAGCTCAACAAGCAGCACAAGGTCGTTTAGTT